AAAAATAAAAGATAATCAAGAATTTAAATAGGAATACATAAATGCTTCTTACAGAACAATACCGACTATGGTTAGAAGAACAGGAACAGCTTGACGAAATCCTTAATATGATGAGAGATTATCATCAAGCATGGAAATTGCATGTTCGTGCTGAACAGAAACGCAATAATCCTCTTGCGAAACATGGTGTTTTAGGTCCTACTGTTGCAGGTATTGCTGCATATGCTAGTGGTCCTGTTGGTCATCATATAGCACATGCTGTTCATCATTTGGCAAACGGGAATATCGAAGGAGCAGCAGTCCATGCTGTTGCTGCTGGTGCTATGGCAGGATTAACTCATCATGTAATTGGAGGTCATTTACGAGAAACACACAAAATATTTAAAAAACTTCGTGCACAAAGAAAACAAAATCCAGTAATGACAACAGAAAGTACACATATTGATAATCATCTTGAAAAGGCTCATGAAATTGTAAAACATCATGGTAAAGAAGATGAAATTGAAAAAATGATTGAGATATTAAAAGGAATAAAATAAAAGATAATTGATATGTCTGAAGGGTATCGTGGTTCTCATAATTTAAAAAAATCGAATGTTGCAATTGAATGGACACAAGAACTTTTACAAGAATTCGTAAGTTGTTCTAGTGATCCAATTTATTTTGCTGAAAATTATATGAAAATTGTTAGTGTTGATAAAGGTCTTATCACGATACCATTGTATGATTATCAAAAAGACATTATATCAACTGCAAAAGATAATCGATTTACTGTTGCAGAATGTAGTAGACAAAGTGGTAAAACAACTGCAATTACTGTTCTTGTTTTATGGTATATAATTTTTCATCCAAACAAAACTGTTGCAATATTAGCAAACAAAGCAGATACTGCAAGAGAAATACTAAGTAGAATTCAACTTGCATATGAACACTTACCGAAATGGTTACAACAAGGTGTAGTTGAATGGAATAAAGGTTCATTTGTTCTTGAAAATGGGTCTAGAGTTCTTGCTGCTGCAACATCATCAAATAATATCCGTGGTTTCTCAATCAATATGCTTATCATCGATGAGGCAGCATTTATCGATGGTTGGGATGAATTCTTTACTTCAGTATTTCCTACTATATCATCTGGAGAATCTACTAAATTAGTTCTTGTTTCTACAGTTAACGGACTAAATCATTTTTATAAAATTACTTCACTTGCAAGACAAGAAAAAAACAACTATAAATTGATTTCTGTACCTTGGACACGTGTTCCTGGTAGAGATGAAAAATGGAAAGAAGAAATACTTGCTGGTATGAATTATGATTATCAGAAGTTTCGACAAGAATTTGAAAATGAATATCTTGGTTCATCTGGAACACTGATTGCTGGTTGGAAATTGCAAGAACTTACACCTGCAACAATTCTTAATGAAAAATTTAATATTATTCAATATGAAAAACCCGAAAAAGATAGATTATATGCATTAATTGCAGATGTATCACGTGGTAAAGGATTAGATTATTCTGCAATACAAGTTATTGATATATCAGAAATGCCATATAAACAAGTACTATCATTCAGAGATAATATGATTACTCCAGGTGATTTTGCTGAAATGGTTCATAGAATAGGGAGACAATATAATAATGCAGCTGTTCTCATCGAAGTAAATGATATTGGACAACAAGTTGCTGAAACATTATATTTTGATTTTGAATATGATAATATGTTATTCAGTGAATCAGCTGGATCTTCTGGTAAAAGAATAACACAAGGATATAAATCAAAATCTACAGATAGAGGTATTCGGACAACAAAAACAGTAAAATCTGTTGGTTGTTCTATGTTAAAATTATTAATAGAGCAAAATCAATTAATCATCAATGACTTTGATACCATTAATGAATTATCTACATTTTCAAAAAAACATAATTCTTTTCAAGCAGAATCAGGATGTCATGATGATTTAGTTATGTGTTTAGTATTATTTGCTTGGTTAACTGAACAACAGTTTTTCAAAGGAATGACAGATATTAATACCATCATTAAACTTCGTGAACGATCTGAAGAAGAATTGGAAAATGAATTATTGCCGTTTGGTTTTATTAATGATGGATTAGATGATGATATGGTGCAATTTGAAGGCAATGATAGATGGATGATAGTTGATCAAAATCTCTTTTTTAATAAATAATTTAAATTGAGTTTTTAATAATAACAATCCTAAAAGGGAGATAACGATGGCAACTTCATTAATTTCACCAGGTGTAGAGGTTAGAGAAATTGATCTCACCACTATTGTCCCTTCAGTTACCACTACTGAAGGTGCAATTGCAGGTGTATTTCGTTGGGGACCAATTGATCAAAGAGTCCTAATTGATTCTGAAACACAACTAGTAAATCGTTTCGGAAAACCAACTAATCTAAATGCCGAAACATTCTTTACAGCAGCATCATTTCTTGGATATGGCAACCGTCTATACGTATCAAGAGCTGCAAATACTGTAGGTATCACACCTAATATTACAGCAAATGTTGAAAGTGGTAATTCTACAGTTACACTATCCACAGGCAATACTTCAGAACTAGAAATAGGTTTAATTGTTATTTCTGCAGGTGATTCAACTCTCAATGTTGGTGCAACTATCGGTTCTATTGTAAATAGTACTGCATTTACATTATCAGTTGCTTCTGATGCAGCAAATACTTCAACTGAAGTAGCTGTTCAATTTGTGTCTAATACAACATTCTCAGCTGTTGCAAATACTGGACCTGTTGCAAATCTAGAATATCAAATTGTTAAAAATGAAACACACTTCGAAGAAAAAGAAGGTACATTTGATTCCGATGTCAAATTCGTTTCTAGATTTCCTGGTGAACTAGGTAATTCACTAAGAGTATCTGTTTGTGGTAATTCAGATGGATTTAGTTCTTCTGTTAACCTAGCATCATATGCTACAAAAGCAACATTCCCAATTACAGTAAATTCCAATACTGCTACTTTTGCGGTATCGGGTAATTCAAGTGTCGGTAATACTGAAGTTTCTGCTAATATTGCATCTGCAAAAACACTTCTCAATGTTACTGATAAAATTGAAGTTGGTAATACACTTATTGGTCTACAATATCTAACTATTACATCTATTGGTAATACATCAACTTTTGGTACTACTGCAAATCTTCAGTATCTAATAGCATCAGGTGGTAATACCATTGTTTCAGTTGTTAATTCTTCTGCTAATACTGATTCATCAACATCAAACACTGATGGTTTCTCTGCAGGTATGTTAATTACTTCTGGTAATACAAATCTTGTAGATTTAGTTGTTAACAATGTTATTAACTCTACTGCATTCCATGTTACTTCTGCACCAACTGTAAATGTTGGTACACTAGATACATCAGCAGAAGAACATACCATTTCACCAAGAGCTACATTCCAAGTATCATTTGAGGACGAATTTAAATTAGCTTCTGATTATACTTTCGATTCATCTAATACAGCAACACAATCAGTTCCTCGTTATTGGGAATTCTTTAATCTCGTAGATACCGCTCCTGGTCAATCTGATTATGTAATCAACTTTGGTAATTCATCAATTAACTCTGATGAAATGCACATTGTTGTTACTGATGAGGGTGGTAAAATTACAGGTGTTCCTGGAACAATTCTAGAAGTTTATCGTGAAGTATCTCGTGCTACTGATGCTAAAACTATTGATGGTGGTGCTAATTATTATCAAACAGTGGTCAATGATGCATCTCAATACATTTATGCTGTTAATGACATTTCAGGTGCAGCATCTCAAACAGCTGAAAATCTAGTAAGTTCAACTCTTGATGTTGTTCACTATGATTTCAAACTTGGTAGAGATGGACAAAATGAATCTAATATTCCTCGTTCTGTAGTTACTGCAGCATATGATTTATATAAGTCTACTGAAGATGTTGAAATTTCTTTAGTTCTTACAGGTAAATCCACATCATTCCAACTAGCAAATTATCTTATTGATAACATTGCAGAAGTTAGAAAAGATTGTATTGTTCTTTGTTCACCACAAAAAGGTGATGTTGTAAATAACATTGGTAACGAAGCAGATGCAGTTGTTGCATTTAGAAACAATCTTCGTTCATCATCCTACGGTGTACTTGATTCTGGTTATAAGTACATGTATGACCGTTACAATGACATTTACCGTTATGTTCCATTAAATGGTGATACAGCAGGTCTTTGTGTTAGAACTGATAGAACAAATGATCCATGGTTCTCACCAGCTGGTTATAATCGTGGTCAAATTAAGAATATTATTAGACTAGCATTTAATCCACGTCAATCAGAACGTGATACACTTTATAAGAATGGTGTTAATCCAGTTGCAACATTCCCAGGACAAGGAACTGTTCTATTTGGTGATAAGACACTACTTTCTAAACCAAGTGCATTTGATAGAATCAATGTTCGAAGACTCTTTATCGTTCTAGAGAAAGCTATTTCTAGAGCATCAAAATACACTCTCTTTGAATTCAATGATGAATTTACAAGAACACAGTTCAAAAATCTTGTAGTTCCATATCTACGTGATGTTCAAGGACGCAGAGGTATTACTGATTTCTTAGTTGTATGTGATGGTACAAATAATACACCAGAAGTTATTGATAGAAATGAGTTTATTGGTGATATTTACATCAAACCAGCTCGTTCTATTAACTTCATCCAGCTAAACTTCGTAGCTGTTCGAACAGGTGTTGCATTCTCTGAAGTTGTTGGCAAGTTCTAATGAAAAATTAAGGGGTTTTTATTATAAATAATAGTAGAAACCCCTTACAATAAGTCATTATAAATAAAAATAAAAGGAGTCATAAATGGCTTTCAATATCGAAAATTTTAAAGCAGAAGGACTTGCTTCAGGTGGTGCAAGACCATCCCTGTTCAAAGTATCACTACCAGATTGGCCAGGTTCTGCATCTGGTCAAGGTCGTAAATTAGAATTTGTTGCAAAAGCTACTCAGGTTCCACCATCAATTCTAGGTCAAGTTGAAATTCCATATTTTGGTCGTAGAATTAAATTGATTGGTGATAGAGTATATACTAACTGGAACGTTACTGTAATGAACGATGAAAATTTTAATATTCGTTCATCTCTAGAAAATTGGCATCGAAATCTCAATGACCATCAAACTAATATTATGGATGGTCAAGTTACTAATGATCCTAAATCATATAAAATAGATGCAGATGTTATTCATTATGGTAAAAGAGGTGAAGAATTAAAAACATATCGATTCATTGGTATTTTCCCTGTTTCTATTGATGCAATTCCACTAGATTGGGAAGCTATCGACCAAGTTGAACAATTTGATGTAGAATTTGCTATTGATTACTGGATTGACTCTGTTAATAATCGTTTTAATACTGGCGTACAACAGGGAACAACACTACCTCTACCAACAAGTGCTGCATCATCTTTTACATAAGGAAATTAATATTTTATGGAAATTTTTGGATTTAGTATTGAACGTACAAAAGGTAAGGAAAAGAAAGAATTAAAATCTTTCACTCCTGAAGTAAAAGATGATGGTGCCGTCACTGTTGCAGCTGGTGGCACCTTCGGTACGTATGTTGATTTGGATGGAACTGTTCGAACTGAAGCAGAACTTGTTTCTAAATATAGAGAAATGTCATTACAACCTGAAATCGACAAAGCAATTAATGAAGTTGTTAATGAATCTATTGTTGTTGAAGATGGTGATAGCCCTGTAGAAATCATTCTTGATGATTTAGAAATCAATGATAATGTAAAAAAAGTAATTACACAAGAATTTAAAAATGTTCTTGATTTACTTGATTTCAGAAATTCAGGGTATGATATTTTTAAAAGGTGGTATATTGATGGTAGAAGTTACTATCATGCTATTATTGATGATAAAGCTCCAGCTGAAGGATTAAAAGAACTTAGATATATTGATCCACGAAAAATTAGAAAAATTCGTGAAGTTGATAAAAAAGGTGATCCTAAAACTGGAGCTACTTTACAAACAACTAAAGCTGAATATTATATGTATCATGATAAAGGTTTGAATTATGGTTCAAAAGCCATTCTTTCAAATCAAGGAACTTCTGGATTGAAGATTCAAAAAGATTCTATAATTCATACTACATCAGGAATTATGGATCAAAATAATATCATGGTTTTATCATATTTGCATCCATCAATTAAACCATTAAATCAACTTAGGGCTCTTGAGGATGCATCATTGATTTATCATTTATCTCGTGCACCAGAACGTAGAATTTTTTATATTGATGTTGGTAATTTACCTAAAATGAAAGCTGAACAATATGTTCGTGATATGATGGTTAAATATAAAAATAGACTTACATATAATGCTGATACTGGTGAAATTAAAGATGATCGTAAATTTATGACTATGTTAGAAGATTATTGGCTACCAAGACGTGAAGGTGGTCGTGGAACAGAAATTTCTGTATTACAAGGTGGTACACAATTATCACAATTACTTGAATCTGTTGAATATTTTCAAGATAGGTTATATAGGTCATTACAAGTACCATTAACAAGAATGAAACCAGATTCTGTATATAATTTAGGTAGAGCTACTGAAATTACAAGAGATGAAGTCAATTTTTCTAAATTTATTGATAGAGTACGTTCAAAGTTTTCAAATTTATTTTTATCTGCACTTGAAAAACAATTAGTATTAAAGAAAATTGCAACACCTGATGATTGGCAACAAATTAAGAAATACATTCGTTTCCATTTCTTACGAGATAACTATTTCACTGAATTAAAAGAATTGGAAATTATGAATGAAAGATTTGTTCGTTTGAGAGATGTTGATGATTATGCAGGTAAATACTATTCACATGAATGGATTCGAAAGAATATTCTACAACAAAATGATGAGGATATTGAAAAAATGGATGAGGAGATCGCAATGGAAATGCAGAACCCTCAGTACAATCAAGAATTAATGATGCAACAGCAACAACAAGAACAGGAGCCAGAAAATGGACAAGAACAATCTAACTAAACTTGTGGTTGAATCTTTAGAGAAAAAACCATATGATATGAAAGAAACTTTTAATGAACTTATCAAAAACAAAGTTCATGAAATCATTGAGCGTAAAAAAGTTGAAGTAGCTGAAAATTATTTTGCAGAAACAACTGAAGAAGATGACACAGAATCATTTTTTGAAGAGTTTCATGCAGAATATGGTCATTTACCAGTTGAAGAACAACTAGAAATCATGAACTCACTGATGTCAGTAGAGCTGACTGAGGAAGAAGAGACTGAAGCTTTCTTTGCTGAGTTCCATGAGCAATATGGTCACCTTTCCGAAGAGGAACAGGAAGCCATCATGAACGAACTGATGCTCGATGAAGCCAGCCTTCATAGTAATTTAAAAGCTCTGCTACACCCTAAATTTCATAAAGCATTGAAAAATTATCTGAAGCTGCAAACTATAGTTGGAGCACGAGCTGCAGGTGGCGCGGTTGCTGCTAGTTTAGCTACTGGTGGTCATCCATTGGCCACAATTGCAGGTGGTGCGATGATGGCATTCAATACACAAGCAGGTAAAGCTTTGAAGAATGCATATGATACACATCAGAAAATCGCAAAGCAACACGACGCGGAAATTGAGTCTTAAGCTTCATAGAAAAGCGATAAGGAAACCGATAATGGCTAAGTCATTTAAAAATATCATTAATGAGGTTTATGAACCAAAATCTCCAGATGAGAAGAAATTTAAAGACAAGCATATTTCCAAATTATTTCCAAATATGTTTGCTGATTCTCAGTATGATAAGTTATTCAAAGGTTCTACTACTGAAATAGATCGTGGTAAAGATAGACATGGATACAATCCTGGTGAAGATGAAAAAGTTTATGAAGATACTCAGTTAGATGAAACTTTCCAGTCAGGTGATGAAGTATCTTTCATGCATCCTAAAACTGGAATTCCTGTAAAGGGTACTTTAATTGATTCCCATCCAATAAAAGAAATGCATAGAATCAGATATAAGGGTGAAGTACATGTTCATCATGGGCCTTTAAATCATCATTCACTTGCTTT